TAACTGAGCCATCAGATTCCTTTTCATACATTTGTGAATCTATTTCATCGTATAGACTATCATCACCTACTGGAAATTTATCTAAAAACTTATCTAAGTCGTTTGGTTTTGTAGCAGGAAATGGAGTCATTAACATATCAGATAACATTGCTAATTCGTTTCTATTATCAGGTATGGACCATGTTCCTTCTTGTATATTTTCATCAAACATTCCTGCCTGTTTCATCATGCGCATAGCATCTTTCTTAGCTTTAGCATCATTTTTCTTTTTAACTCTTTCAACAGCTTTTCGAATCATATCAATTCTTTTCTTTTTACTTAATTCATTAACATCTTCATTTGCTAACTTTAAAGCTCTTGAAACATAGTAATCATCTCCTAAACCTCTTGCAATCTTTTCTATCTTCTTAAATGCAGGTGTCATAGCACCACCCATAGACATAGCGATATCAATTGCCTTCATGACTTGGTCATCTGAGAATTTACTCTTTTTAAACTCTTTACCCTCTCCTATTTGGGCTCTAAATTCTTTAAATTTTTTCATATTTTCCTCTTTAAATCCTAATTTCTTTTTTAAAATATTCATAGCCGTAGCTATCTTCACAGATTTCCAATCCTTACCATAACGCTTTTTAAAATCAGCATCAGGTAAATCCTTTGCAATCTTTTCTAACTCCTTTTCTCTATCAGGAGTTAGTTTAAAATCAGCCATTAAGAACCTCTTACTTTAGCTGCGAGGTCCTTATCAGCTTTACCCCAAGTACCAGATGACTTAGTTACAAAGGAGTTGACTCTTGCAAGTCCCCATTGTACTGAAGTTGTACCTGGTCTATGTCCTGTCCTCCAAGCCGCCACGCCGCGCTTGAATACTTGTTTTAATATACCAAACGGCATACCTGATTTATCTGCTTTCTTTCTAATTGCAGCATCGGTATCTTGTTCTTGTACATTATAATCTTCAAATGATAACATATTCTCTCCATACATTTGTTTAAACTTATTAGTATGCTTAGACGGCTTTGTTTTTGCCCTTGCATCACCAGGAGCCGGTTTATATGCAGATGGGTCATCATCATCTTTCTTAGCACCTTTTTCAAAATGTCTTGCTCTTGCTTGTTTAGTAGACTTAGCCATTTCATCACCTTCAGCATCTTTTGCAAAATAACCGGCAGGTTGTGTACCAGGTCTATCTTTTATATCCGGGTCTTGTTTCTGAGTTTTCTTACCTTCTTTGTCTTTCTTCTCGTATACACCCTCAAACTTAAAGTCTAGCATCTTTTCAACAGTTTTATCTTTTTGTTTTGTATAGTGTGCAATCTCTCCTGCAAGAATTAATCTATCATCATACGGTAATGATTTAAACCATTTTTGAAAAGCATCATTACCTTTCCTTGCCAACTGAGAAGCCTTTTTAGCAAGACTTGCAACACTTTTATCAAACTTAAAATCTTTGGCCATTTTCATCCAACCAGCAGATGCTAATCTCATAAAGTTGGCTGGAGCATTTTCTATAACACCTTGACCAGGAGTATCTTTTTTATATCTATCCGTCAGTCTCTTTGTTCCGAATTCCGCTGAGTCTGCATATTCGTCTAGCTGAACGCTGTCTAGCCAGCACCTTTTTCTTCCACCTTCGTTTAACTCTACTAACAGATAGTTGCTTCCGCATACTTTAATGACTCCTCTTTCTTGGGTTTCTTTTATAACGACTTTATTACCGACATTAAATAATGAACCCTCAATATAATCTTCTCGAGTTTCGGAGACAGGTGGTAATTCTATGTGTTTACGGAATGATTCCTTTTTAAGGCCTAAACCTTTTCTGATTGCATAATATAAAGTTTGAATACCATCGCCTGGAACTTCTAAAGATGCATCTGCAAATCCTTGTAAATCACCAGCCGCGGCTAAATCTCTTAATTTAGAAGCAGACATTCCTTTAACACCATCAGCATCTGGGTCTCTTTGTCCAGCTGATACTACATTTATAGAACCCTCAAAGTTATATAAACCATGCCTTGCTTTCTTTCCGTTATATTTGTTTAGTAGTATATTAAATTCTTTTACTCGGTCACTTCCAGCAACCATAGTTATCTTTGTAAATCCTTGATTGTAAAGTTTTACTGCAATATCAAGCACATTTCGCACATCAGCATCTGCCATGATATTCCTAGAATGTTTAGGAAACATCTTACGCATAAACTTTATTTTTTCTTTAAACCCGAGTGGGTTCTTTTTGGAGTCTTGTGATTTAGAAGCATATATACGATACACCCCACCACGTGATACTGTTTTAAGCTTGTCAAAGAGCTTTTCATGACCTTCTGTTGGAGGATTAAATCTTCCAAATACAAAGGTCGCCTCGGTAGACGCCTCTGTTAGGTACTCATTAAATGATTTAATTGACATATATATCCTCGGTTTCCCATTAGCCTGGATTATCCCAGCCTTTTATTATATCCTTGCTGAAGTTATTAGTAGAAAATTCCATTCTGTCTACTAATTTGACAGCACCACCTTCCGTTCGGTCTATAGCGACAAAGCCTTCAACGCCGGTCACTTTAAACCCAGATTTAGTTTTTACAAATGTATCAATTTTTGATAGTTTGTTTAGTTTATTTATAATAATTAATTTACTATCCACAATTAAATTCTGTAAATCAAAGATATTTTTAAGGTTTTTTACATTATTTTTAGAAAAAAACGATAATAATTCATCTCTTTTTGATATTTGTACATCTTTACCCTTCTGTGATGAACGCTTGTCTATCTCCTTTGCATATCTATCTGCTACAAATTGTATTAAACCTTTTGCATGTTTACTTGTATTTGTTATTCTTTCGCCCTTTCTGACCGATAGGTTATTATATACATTAATAACTAAATTTAATTCTTTATTTGATTCTATTTCTTTTAAAACAGTGGATTGTATTTTTCTGAATATCTTTCCTGCATCTGATAACTTCTTAGAAATTTCTAAGGTATCAGCTTTTGTAAGAGTTGCAGTTCCTGATAGGTCTCTTAATGTGGCATCTACCATCCACACATTGCTTGTCTTTTTTAATTTTGGCACTATATCTCTACCAAATTCAGCTTTCATACTTTCAAATGATGAGCCTGAATATGAAGTATGCCAAACAATACCTATCTTAGCTTTAGAAATTTGTTTACCTAATATAGATTTTTCTGGTACAGCATAAGCAATAGTATTAGGGTGAAACAAAACATGTCCAATTCCATTTATCTTCTCCTTTTTCAAGTCGCCTTTTTCAAACATAAAATCACCTTGAATAACATCTTTAATGCCCAAGTCTTTTAAATTATCAAAAGCTAGTTTCATTTTTTTATTTAAATCACCAGAGGTATCTGCATCTATATCATCATGGTTTTTATATACCTTTGGATTTTTTGCAAATATGCCTTTCTTTGCTACAAAGAATTGCCCATCAGTTGGGTCAATTCCTGCAAAAACGGCGGGGGCCCCGTCCCATTTGACGGTAACATCTACAGGTGCTTTCGCGCTACCGCTCAACATATCCCTCAATGACCTAAGCGCTAGGATAGCCTGGCGGGCCCCCTTAACTCCACCGTCCAAGATTAGGTCCTCAATATGAGTCATATGAGTATTCTTGGCCTCGGTTAAATATGTAGTTAAGGATTTCATTTATTCATCTCTTTAGTTTTTTGTTTTAACTTTTCTAAATGGTCCGTCCAGATTTTATATGCGTCTCTAAGATTTGCTTTCTTCTCTGGGTCTTTTGTTGTTTTTATAGCTTGTTTTGCTCTTTGTTGCATTACCAAGGTGGCCTGAACTTTATGTGCATGTGTTCTTTTGGCCTTATTAATTATTGCGATACCTTTCTTTGCAGTCGCAGCATCTTTAAATCCTAATCCATGAATAGTTCCCTTTGGGTCCTCGTCAGTATATAAATCACTATGGCTTGAACTACCTTTGTGTTGGCCTTTTTCTCTAGGTATCCTAGGGCCTTCTTTTAAATACTGTTTAAAACTATTCATTTATCTAAATTTGGGTGAAAGTTTAATTTAATTAGTTTACCATCTTTCTTTACAGATTTACCATCAACGATTACTTCTATTGGATATGGCTCGGCATCTTCTAACCAATATGCAACTGTATAACTGCCATCTTCATTCATAGTAACAAGTAAACCTCTAGCATAATCTTCTCTATCTTGTTTAAGGATATATGTTTCCCCACGCTTTAACATGAGGTCGACTTCACTGTTCTTTACTGCTTCTTGAGCTCGTTTGATTGCCGCATCGCTAGGAGCTCCTTTTGCACCTTTTTTTCTCATGCGTTCACCAGAACCTCTTTTGATTCTTTCACGCTTCTTTCGGATATTATCCCAAAGTCCTTCTTCTAAAAATTGTTTAAAGTTTGTCATTTGTATATTGCCTTAAAATCATTATGCATTACTGCTTGGAAAGAAGGCGCTGCTCTAAAGTTTCCTTTATATCTTAATGTTATGGTACAAATATTTATCTTACCAATCTTCATATTAAACACTAATATTGCTGCAGTAGCACCTACATCGAAAGCCTGTTTTGTAGCTTTATCAAGCTCTAGGGAAACCTTACCTTTAGAAAATAGCTCATCTAGTTTAGTAGTTACAGTATCAATATCTTTATATTCGCCCTTTTCAACAACTACTCCTTTCGATGGACCATAATCACCTATACCAGTTACCAATGTAAAATCAAAATTTACTTTTTGTAATTCTTTTAAATCAGATTTAAATATAAGTTGTACTAATTGATTGGCCATCATCTCTTTATTTTTTATAATAATCTTTGCCATATCTTTAAATAAAGATTTTGAGCCTTTGAGTTCTGAATTAATTAAATTGTTTGGAACTCTTTGAATAAAGTCTTTCCAATTCTTAATAGTCGGCTTAGTCTTTTTCATATCCCTTAATAACTCTTTATCAAGTAGCCTTTTCTTTTTACCGGTCTCTAAAACACGAAGATAGAAAACACCAGCTCTCATTTCAAGCTGTTGTATTACCTTATCAAATTTCTTGTCTTGGAATAATGTTGCAAAGGATTTATTAATGAGTGTTGGGTCTGTTTCTGTAATTCGCTTTTTCTTTTTAAGTGATACACCTAAAAACCTATCGCCTTTCTTTACAATAAAGTCAGATGAGTTAAAATCATTCATTCCATATTTTGATATTTGGAATTGTTTTACATCATCGTCCCAAGCCTGTCCTGTTAAATATACTTTATCTGCATTACCATATCCAGCATCATGTATTGTTTTAGCAGCGGATACTGCTTGACACATATTTGGATAATCACCTACCAATGCATCTACTTGTCCTTGTTTATAACCACTTACATTTTTAAGTTGACCTTTTACCAAATCAATTAGTAAATCCATTTCATCAACTTCTGTTGGTATATTTATTTTAGGTAATAAACATAAAGCAGCAGTCATTAACTCGTTAGGGTCATCTCCAGCAGAACTTCTTTTACCTAAAGGACGAACATTTACATAGATATATTTGTCCATGTCTTTAAATTTTACAGCATAATCTTTGCCCTTTCTTGCATTACCTACTGGGCCTGGTTCTAAATCAGGATGGTTTTTAATTATATCAAGAGCTAGGGGAGCATATTTTGTTCTGTCTGAGTCTGGCATTAACTGAGAAACACCTAATTTTTTACCAGATTGTTTTTGAGGTCTAGGGTCTATTGAAATTTCAGTATTAATAGAACCGATTTTATCATCTATGTCAGCTAGTAATGAGAGAGCAAACGCTGTCTCGTTACCGTTCCATTGAAGGTTATCTAAATCTTCTTGTAGTTTTCTGAAGCTCGAGAAGTTTTTCATAGTGTCCTCTTTTCCTATATAACACTATTTATAATGATTTATGCTCTATCAAAAAAGGGGTTTGGATATATCTCCCCTTCATTATCAAAAGCAATAATCTTTGCCTCGTGAAGTTTATCAACCGTGCGAACTGCACCTTCTTTTATTCCAGCATTATAGCATTGGTAGCAAGATACTACAGCTAGTAGTATCAGCAATATAAATTCTACAATCATAGTAAATCCTTAAAATCATCAAATACGCCTGGGTTATCAGTTACGACTCTTTGAATATTTCTTTTAATGGTATCTACATCATCTGTAAAGCCTGCAGCTTGTGCATCTTCAATTCTTTTCTTAACTTTATCATAGTCAAACCTAAATGGGTCATCATATACTTTTGGATACCATCTAATAGTACCTAAAGTATCTAAATCTATACCTTTATATGATTTACCATAACGGCTCTTGCCTGGTCTTTTCTTTATTTCTAACATTATATTTTTTCTCCTATATTAAATCCTCTAAATGTTTTAAACCTGGGGAACCTCAAGCTGAAAGTACCATCTTGATTTTCTGTGATACTGTCTGCTCTTATTTCTACAAGTTGTCCTAAAACCTTTTCTTTATTTTCCCAAATATCTGCTCTATCTTTATCTGCCAAACCACTGCCAACATTTACCTCAATAAATGTACCAGCATCAGTTCCTTCACAAACAAGAGCACCTGTACAATCTTGATATTTTCCTGTACCTTCTTCAATGTCGACCACTGTAAGTGTAACCTCTATAAATGGTTTAATTTTTAACCACAGTTTACTTCTTTTACATTCATAAAGTCCGTTTGCTGGTTTAACCATTATACCTTCATAGCCTTTTTCAATAGCATCCTTGTTTAAATTTTTAAATGCGAGTTGGCCTTCTTCATCATCTAGGTTTGCTTCTATATAACCTACGCGATGAATACACTCATCAAACTCCATTTGATTTAATTGTTTCTTTCTTTCTATTTGAGTTAATGTAGATATACCATTGTTCCATTCTTCAAATGGTAATATGTCAAATAGAGCAAGATATGCATCATCTGTTTGTACATCAGATTTTCTATATACCTGCTTCATAAGAGTTTGGAAATCTTCACTCATAACTTCGCCATCAAATACAAGGCCTTCATATTCGGGCTTTGATAGGGCTTTTTGTATGTGTGGAAAGTTTGGAAATTCTTTACCGTTTCGGCTGTAGAGAGTGCAGACATTATTAACAACTATACCAATAACTCTAACACCATCAAATTTATATTCGAGTATGTTTTCACCTACCATTTTGTTTTCATGTTTTAAACCATCTGAGGCCAACATACAACCGAATATGGGTATTTCAAAATTCATACCCTTTTTCTTTGCAATTTTATTAACTGTTTTTTCTGATACGCCACATTTTAAATCTTTGAGTATTATTCTTCTGTACCAATCATTCCATTGTTTAACTGTGGCCTTTTGCATTTTTTCTTCTATGGCATCTTTTGCCGCATTGCCAGTCGCGCCTCTAGTTTTTAATGCATTTAATAATAAAGCAAATTCAGAAAACTCCAAGCCAGGGCCATCGGTATCTGATATTGGGATTTGTTTTACACCAAAAGTAGTAAGAGGATTTAAAGCATATAATAACCCTTGTTGTAATATAGGGTCGTCTATATATTTTTCTAGCAAGTCCTCTTTATATAACCGACTATTATCTTTTTCAAGTTGTTTGATTAAAGTCCAGGGAGTCATATTAGAAACCTTGGGTCATATGTTCATAACAATCTTGTGTAGGATTATCAAGTGATGCTCCACACATGCATTTGTTATCATCATTAAGACTATCTAGTCTTGCATCTTCGTGAGCCTGTTGCTCTTCTGTCATATATTCATAATTCATTTTCATACCTTTATTATATCATATTATTAATTAAATGTAAAGTGGTGGGGGCCTTTTTCATTGCCCCCTTGTATGTTCGGCCATAACCCCCGGAGTCTGTAACCCGATACACCGGCTCAGTTAGTATATGATTTCTCTTATACAAATGTTCCATTTCTTTTACCACCCGCACTATAGCCAGACATATAACCAGGACCGTAAACAGTCCTTGTGTCTATGACATAGCCTTCGAATAAATTACCTCTTGGTGAATTAAGGGCTGGTTTTGCCCATCCTGCTGCTTTCAAAACATCACCTTCGTTGAATTTTTCATGCGTTAAATTAATAAAACCCCAAACACTGGCTCCAGGGCTTGAGATAATAATTTTTGCAAATTTGCGACCTGCTTTATAAGTAACAGAATAATCTGTAAGAGTTGGAAAATCTTTTAAGTGTTGATTTTCAATATCTGTGCAAAGTTGCTCGATTTTATTTCTTAGCTCTTCGTTCATTACACAGCCTCCATAATTCTTAATGGAACATCAAAAGTACCACTTCTACCCTCTATTGAGCAGACCGCTTTTGTTCTGTTAATTCTTAAAATTGAACCAAAGAAAACTTGGTCTTTGGCGTTAATTTTTACTTTGTCTCCAACAGATAAAGACATTTTGGCTTTGGCAATTTCTAAAGCTTTTATTCTTTTTTGTTGGGTTTTTACTGCGTCTATTACAGCGTTTAAATCGACAGAATTATCGATTTTTGAGATTTTGTTTATTAATGTTTTCATATTACTCCTTATCAATTATTAATATGTATATTATAACACATTCTTTTCCATTTGTAAACACGCTTATGAAAAATAATTAAAACTTTTTTACATAAAAAAGGGGCATATAATGCCCCCTTTCGTTTCAAGATTTACTAAGTAGTATTTCTACACATCTTCTTCTTTCACAAAAGTGTAAATTCCATAAGCTAAGGCCAACCAAGCTAACCACTTGATAACTCCTCCAAAGAGGATTATTGACAAGCTTCCCAGAACGATGACTCCGCCGTCCCACGAGGTTCTTTCTGCCCACCTGTCCATTAGCCAATCTTTTGCTAAATCTAACATATAGTTTTTCTCCTTAAATTTTAAAGTTTGCGAATGTATCTTCTGTTTCACGGTCGCCAAACTTATTTATTGGTTTGTCCACCACAGGCTCTGCGACCAGATCCTGTTGCGCGGATTCCTCCACATCATATAGTTTCATGCGGGAACGATCGATACCAACCACAAAGCGTTTGTATTTAGTAGGATCGTTATACCTATTTTTCAATTGTTTTACTAACAACTGCCCCAATTCTTCAAGTTCCTCTGTTGATATTAGAGCAAACATAAGGTCAGCAGTTGCAGGTAAACCAAATGATTCAGATGTATCCTCTAGTCCGACATCGGTATTTGAATACCCAGACCTTGTGGTCTGTGTTGCCGAAACTATAGGCACATTGAATTCCACGGCCAATCCTCTGAGTTCTTCAGCGATAGCCTTAATGTATGAATAACTATTTATACTTCCGCCCAACCCACGCATACGAGATGAGGCACAAATATTTAAATAGTCAATATAAATCATATCAGGTACAAAGTTTTTCTTGAGCTTTAATTCATTTAATAATGCTCTAAAATGCCCTGTATGAGCCGCGCCTGTTGGATATTCTTTTATTATAAGTTTTCCAATAGAGGCTGTGGCAATCTTTTGTATTTTAGATTCAAAGGCGTCCTTTGATATTCTTTGCAATTGTTCGATTGGTAAATCCATAAGATTAGCATCTATTCTTTCAGCTATTCTTTCCTCGGCCATTTCCATAGTGATATACAAAACATTACGGCCTTGCTGTAGGACTGATGCAGCACAATGACACATAAATAAAGATTTACCTACACCAGTCCCTGCAAGAGCGATGTTCAATGTTTTATTTGGTAAACCACCCTTAGTAATTTTATTAAAGTATTCCAAATCCCATGGAATCCTATCTTCTTTTGTATTATAGAAATTAAACCGAGCATCTGAATTATCAATATAATCATGACCAATAGCTTGGTCGAATGATACACCTAATGCATCTGATAATATTTCTGGAATAGCACCTTCGCTTCTATTACTATCTTTGCCGTCAATTATTCCAATTGAATCCATAATAGCATTATATACTGCTCTATCTCTACACCATTTTTCAGATTCCTTAATTAGGTATTCTGTATCGACATCTGTCTTTGCTTCAATTTCTTTTATTAAAGTAGAAGCATTATTTAGTATGTCTTCCGGTGCAGATATTTTTCTTAATTCTAAATCAAGAACTCTAGCTGTTGGTAATTTATTATGTGTTCCAACAAATGAAACAATTAGCTCAAAGACAGTTTTATGAGTACCTTCAAAATAATCTTTTTGTATATAGGGAATAGTTCGCCTACAATACTCTTCGTTATTCAGAAGATGACTTAATATGTGAGTCGGTAACTGTTCTTTCATCTTTTCCTATTCCTATTGATGACAAATTATTTTCTTTATTATATTCAAGAGTATCTGTTATTATATATTGAAGCAGAGCTCCTAAATAATTTTTAAATTCTTCATCTTCGTTTAATTCATCAAAATCATGTTCTCCAGGGTCCTGTATATTAAAGTTAAAGGATAATGTTGCCATACCTAAAGATTCATCTTCTTTAACCGATACTGCTCCATATAAAACAATAACATTTTTATATTCTTCTGCTAGTATTTTAACACCAGATACCGGGCTACTAGGATTATCTACAAAACTATAATCTTTATTAGTTATATTATATACCATTTTACTCTTCTTGTAAAGTGGCTTCTAATTCTAATTCAACATCAAGCATAGGTTTATGACCTATTGAATAATATTGCTTGACAAATTCTTTAAAATCTGTGCCTTCAAATACTGGTTCCCAGAACTCTTTTGTAAGAGTATCTTTTTCTCTAACCTTTGGCTCGTTGATTTCACCTGTGTCTTTATTAACAGATGCATACCAACCCATAGTTGGTTTAACAACATAGCCGCCAGCCATAGCTACTTCTAACAATCCGCCGTATGGGGCAATACCACCTTCCCAGGTTACAGAAACAGGTATCTTAGATTTTTCTTTTACAAACCTTGATTTTTCTACATTAATTACAAAGTTATAACCTTCAACCTGTGTACCTTTCTTCTGTTGTTGCCTACCTATAATCCAGATATTATCTGCTGAGTAGTAGATACCTGTACCACCAGATACAATTGCTTTTGGAAACAATCCAATCTCTTGGTATGTGTGATTAACGGCAAGTAAAGGGATGTTCTTCATTGTAAGATAAGGAGTAACCATTCTGAACAGTCCCTTTAATGCCTTGGCTCTGGACATATCTGCCACAGATTTCTCATTAAGAGCATCTTCTAGCTCTTTTTTACTTGCAAGGTTACCGATGGAATCAATAACAATAACTACTTTATCGCCTCTATCAATTTCATCTAGTTGATTAACCAAGTCAAATTTTAATTGTTCTACATCTACAATCGGAGTGTGTAATACCCTAGATGTATCAATATCAAATGCTTCAAAATATGATTGTGGTGAACCAAACTCTGAATCATAAAATAATAAAACAGCATCTTCATGCTCTTTTAAATATGCACTTGCCATAAGTAAAGCAAATGATGTTTTAAAATGTTTAGAAGGCCCTGCAAGAACTGTAAGGCCAGAAGTCAAACCGCCATCTAAATCACCAGACAGTGCAGCGTTGACCATAGGAACTGGAGTTGTAACCATTTCCTTCTCTGTAAAGAATTGCGACTTATCAAGCACACTTGTAAACTTGACTTTGGAATTCTTTTTTAATTTATCCATTACTGACATAATTATCTCCTATATATCCCTCTAGGGGTATTTCTTTGTTGTTCAAGTCTAAGAGCTTTCATATGTCTTGCTCTAGCCTCGGCTTTTTTTCTTTTTCTTTTTGCCGTAGGTTTTTCATAAAATTCTCTTTTACGAACCTCTTGGATTATTCCAGCTTTCTCTACGGACTTTTTAAATTTCCTTAACGCAACATCAAAGGGCATAGGCTTTGGTGGCCTTTTATCTCTCTTGTTTCTGCGTCTTGGTTTTAAATCTATACTTGGCATATTTTCTCCATTACTAATTAGTATATTATATCACATATTTGGTATTTTGTAAACCTTTTTCTGTAACTCTTTTTCTCAAATCACTTGTTGAAAATCTGTGGTCTCTCTTATTAAAGTAGAACTCAATGTTTCTTTCTTGACATAATTCTCTACCTGTAAAATCTTTATTACGGTATTCTTCGCCCATAATTTTAACATCTATATGATACATTGCTAATATGTCTAATAATTCTGCTTCAGTATTATACACTAGTATTTCATCAACATATTTTATAGCAGCTAGTTGAGCTTGTCTTTCAACAATATTCTGTATGGGTTGATTCTTTTCTGGCCTATCGACAGATGGGTCATTTTGTAAACAGCAAATTAAATAATCACATGCTGTCTTTGCTTCTCTTAACATCGCAACATGCCCTGCATGAAGCAAGTCAAATGTAGATGCAGTTAATCCTATTTTTTTCATTATTTTAACCATGTTCCAAATTGCCAAGGAGTATCATATTGTGTGTCAGGAATCCTTGTTCCTTTTAATTTGGTGTTTATATAATCTCCTAGGTCATGCGTTGCATTCCACCCAAGAGCCCTGAGTTTATCTGTTTTCAGCTCACCGTCCATTCTGTTACCTTTCTTGGCCTCTACTATTTGATAATCAACACCCATAGCATCAACCACTTCAAGCATGGACCATTTTCTGTCGCAACCTATGCCGTATCCATCGCCTTCACAATTATCCATAATTAGTTGTAAACCACTTACAATATCATTTATATGCGTGAAGTTTCTCAGCTGACTGCCAGGAGCTGTAACCGGTAAAGTTTTATGACCTTCTTTGACTAGCTGTAGGAACTTGGCAATAACTGTTGCATATTTACCTTGGCCTATCTCGTGGTCTCCATATACATTATAAAAATAACAGATGGCATATTTTAATCCATACCAATCTGAATATGCTTTAAGTAATTCAGTATTCTGAGCCTTTGTATATGCATAAGGACTCATCTTGGAACCATCTTCACCTACTGCAAATTTAGTTGATGAGCCTGAGTAAATAAACTTGGCGTTCTGCTGCCTTGCGAAATCCAAGACAATAGGAAATGATTTGTGGTTATAATCCATAACAGTTTCAAAATCCTCATACGATTGCTCTACTCTTGCATATTCTCCAAAATGGAATATAATATCATAGAAGCCAGGCTCGGGAGTAAGTTTATGTATATCCATACTATCGCCTTTAATATATGATACTCTATCATGATGATTTGCTTCTGTGCCTGTAAAGTAATTATCTAAGGAAGTAACATTATGTTCTTTAGATAAATGTTTGGCCAATGCTGAACCGACAAATCCAGCTCCACCTATTATTAATATATTTTTCATTAATTTTCTCCGAATAAATCCCTTGTATAAACTTGTTTACTTGATACGCCTGCGCTTTCTAATTCACTATCCCATCTATTTGTTACAATTACATCTGATAGCTTTATAAACTTCTTAAAGTTATCCTCTACCACAAACCCCTCGAACTCAGTAGCTTTGATATCTGGTTCGTAGATAACTACTTTAGTTAATTTACCTAATTCCTTGAGTATGTCTATGATAGCTGAAACTCTAAAGTTATCACTGTTTGCTTTCATAGCCAATTTATATACACCTACTACTTTTGGACTTCTATGTAATATTTGATTTACAATCCAATCTTTTCTTATATCATTGGAGTGTACAATCGAACTAACTATTCTATTTGGTACTCTATCTTTTTTAAAGTTTGCAAGTAGTTGTTTTGTATCTTTAGGGAAACAGTAACCACCATAACCAAAAGATGGATTATTATATCCCTTACCTATTCTTGGGTCACTACACATACCTTCAATTATTTCTCTTGTATTTAGTTTATTAAATTCTGCATATGAGTCCATTTCATTAAAGAAAGCTACACGCATGGCCAGATAACTATTTGCAAATAACTTTATGGCCTCTGCCTCACTTGCACCGGCCCACTGAACCTCAGCATCATTACTTGTAACAGATTGAAGCATATAGGCAAAATCTTGAGCTTCTTCGTTTGGTATATCATCAAATCCCATAACTATTCTTGATGGATATACACAATCAGCTAATGCTGTGCCTTCTCTTAAAAATTCTGGACTGAATACCACTCTATCTGTATTAAAATATTTTCTAATTTCTTTTGTAAATCCAATAGGTACAGTTGATTTTACTACAATTAAAGCTTTAGGTGCATATTCTAGTGCACTGGCAACTGCAGAATATACTGAATTTAAATTAAAGTAATCTGTCTTTGGGTCATAGTCTGTTGGAGTTGCAATTACTACATAGTCAGCTCCAGTATAAGCTTCTTCAACAAAAGATGTGGCCGTTAAATGTAAATCTTTTTTAGATGATAGCCATTGTTCTATCATGTGGTCCTTAATAGGACTTTTATTCTTATTAATTAGGTGTATTTTTTCTGCGTCTATATCGTGTATGGTTACATCATATAATTGTGATAAGGCGACACCATTTGCCATACCAACATATCCTGCACCTACGACTGTTATTTTTTTCATAGTTATATTATATCACTAAAATTGGTTTTTGTAAACATATTCCAACGCCCTTTCTGCTTCTTGGTCAAGGGGCCTTTTTTCATACCAATTACCAGTATCAATATCAAGCTCTCTACATAGATAAGCTATCTCTCTAGCTGTAATCGGATAATTATTTTTAATTGCATTACCAGCCAACGCAACCATTATTTGGTACATCTTATGATACCAACCAGAACCAGATATCTGTTTATATTCTTGTTCTAGCTGTCTAGGAAAGAATGGGCAATCTTTATACCCAGTCCATTTAATAGATGTATTTGTTAGTTTATTTTTCATGTGTTCCATCATTGCTTCTTGCATAGCTGGTGGTAAATGATCGAATAAAGTGTTGCCAGACTTTTCAATGTATTCATGTTTTTCCATAAGAGCACTAGGGTCCATTATAGAGCCTTCGTGTTCAAATATAAAATTATATGCGTCTTTATATGTACCTGGAATATAATACATACGAGATAAATCTTTTGTTTGAATGTCTCCAGCCTCTCCCAGTTCTTTGTTTAGTGCAAACCAAAAATGTTTTATTTCATCTTTACCTACATGAGATGTAAGTGGGAAAACAAGTCTAAATTTTAGGGCCTCAACCCTACTAGAAGCTGTTGAATAACATATGTAATTATAATTTGGATATGTTTCTTTTATTTGACCTACAGTACCCATATAATCATCTATGTCAACAGCACACCAACCAGCCCATTTAACTACATTAGCATTGGCTCGTGTTGTGCCTTGTGTATATGTGGCTGGAGACATTAACTCTGCGTCTTTTTTATCCTTTCTTTCAACCTTCGAAAGCTTGAATAGCACTTCTTTAAAGTGCTCAAAATCTGGCAACTCGATAACTTTATCTGTTTTATTATCGTAAACGCCGTCGAATAATGTACCATTTATTTCAATCATATAGGTTATATTATATCACATTTTTGGGCAAATGTAAACCCCTAATTAAAAAATTCTGACAAAGCATTTCCATTTAAATCTAAATCTTTACCCTTAGGTAAATGTACAAAGGTTCTCCATATGCGAGATGGTAATACTTTTACTCTCCCATATTGTTCTGTAATTTTAAAAGCTCCTGGCCAATATTTCTGTAGCCCTAGAGAGCGTTTCATTCTCCATTCGTCAGAATTATCATTACCACCAGAGTCTTTGCTTGTGGCTTCCTTACCAATTAAAAATTTATTTAATAATAGTGTGCAATAGTTTTCACTTAAAACTTGTAGGCTGTAATCAGTATCCTCTACAACTTCGTCTCTCCATTTTGCTTTAGATTGATTGTTTACTAACACACAGCTATATACTTGTTTGTTTATATCAACATAGTGTGGTCTTGCAAAAGCAAATACTGTATGACACAATCCAACAATGCCGATATTATCAAATGGTTTTATAAAATTTTCTGACGCCGAAAGCAGGTGAAGTGCACTGTGCTTTATATTTTTATTGTTGCGTCTTACTCTAAAATCTTTGATGTTATCATCTAGCTGCCAGTGGTATTCCCACCCACATTCAATAGAATGTTCTTTAATAAAGTTACGGACATAGGCTATACCTTGATTTGGTTTTGGGAGTACTAGAAGTTGAATTGGTGTATATCCAGCTTCTAAATATAGTGCCTCTTCGTATGGCTCTACCACAACGGTATAAGGAACACCAACATCGTCAAGACATTGTGCTGTAACTTTCTTTGGCCTACCCTTTGATAATATATAAATTGGATATGTTATCCAATCATATGTTTCTAGGTTTTCTAATTGTTCTTGGCCAAAATTCTCTAGCCATTCGTGAATCATTCTACTATATCTTCTACCTGTTCGCCAATTTGTTCTTCGTCCATATATCTCAATAGACTGTTTGCCTTCTTATCGAGCGGTGGATACCAGATTGCTTTTGTTTTATTGGTGATATTTAATTGTTCTATTGCCGCAGCAAACTCTCGTAAATCATCTTCATTACGAAACCTAACTTTCAATACCTTCCAAGCCTCAGCCTCTGGTTGCTCAAATTCAGGCATTCCGTCCCAATCATGAGGCGTCTTTTCTTCCTCTTGACCTGACATAACAAACAAATTTTCGGGTTGGTAATTTAAGGTTTTATTATTCCTCATTTGCACTCTCCATTTCGTTTAGTTCAATACCTTCGTCTTTTAATCTGACGAGTTTTAGACCATAGTTATTATGGCCTTTAGTTATATTTAGTCCATCTTTAAATGTTGGTTTTATACCTTTTTGGAATTCTCTATAATCAACATGATGATGGTATCTGCCCCATTTCTGAGTTACATGTACCACATCTGGATGCTGGTCTCTCAGCGATTCTGCAAATTCTTTTCTGTTATCAAAACCTTCATTACCTGCTCTAACATCAACAGCACCCACTTTATCAATGTTGTATATTTCTTCGGTATTACCACCTTTCATTGCCATCGATGCGACTTTACCACATAAGAAAGCATTAAATAAAAATGTATGATAACCTGCTTTCATTACACGAAGCGATAGGTCTGTATCTTCATTGTATCTACCTCTCCAGTATATATCTGGGTATATATCATTTGATAAACATATACAACTATACACACGAGTATTGTGATAATATGGTGGGCGTTTTGTAGTAGCTGGAGCAAAGAATGCATAATTCATACCAAACATTTTTACATCTGTGTATCTGTCGGCAAAATCTTCGCATACTCTAAATCCAGTAGGTGTGGTCATTCTGATTTTCTTGTTTTTATGTAAACGGTAAAAATGCTGAATGTTATCATCTAGTATCCAATGCCTTTCAGCACCTTCTGTTCTAGAATGTTCCCATACCCAATTCCTGACGGGTATCGAGCCGCCTAGCAAACCAGTAACCTCACATCGTCTACCATGTGTTTCTCTAAAATCATTAGGTAAAGTTAATATATTCTGACTTGGTATAACAGCTGCATAATCATCATATTCTGATTCCTCAATTACAATACGATATGGACAGCCAATTTCTTCCATGGTTTTAACTGTTAAACGCGAGTCAGCTCTACCCTTGGATATTATATAAATCGGATATTTTGGTTGCATCTATTTCACACCTGTTAATATTGAAGCATCTGCTCTTACTATACCAGATGTCATTTCTTGTACTTTATCTTTTACTTCATCAGCAGGGTCCACTATAAACAATATATGTTGCATATTAATAGTTACCCCTTCGTGAGCTTTTGTATAAGGCAAGTAAGGTATAAATCCTAATCTGCCTTCTTCTGCTGCCACCAGGCAAACACCATCGCGTAAGGTAATAGAAGCAGGGTAAAATTCTTTATAATCTTCATTGAAGGTATTCATTTTGACCTTGCCAATAATCTCTTCGCCTGAACTGAGACGCACAAGTTTTAATTTTTCTTTCATTTACTTTTCTCCATTTTAGTATATTATATCATATTTAGTCATGATTGTAAACCCCTATCCAAAAAATTCTTCAAGTGAGTTAACCTCTTCTGAATTCCAACCAATGGATTTAAATATATGTTCCAGTGGGTCAAGGAATGTTTTTTGGAATTGTGTTTCATAATCTATATAGTCTTGCAGAGCAAACTCGTCTGGCAAGAACTGTGTGAATCCTATTACATTTTCTTTTATAGGATTAGGAGTTTTGAGATATACAAATTTTATCTTTTCTCCATTCTTGATTGGTTCGAATTTTTTATTGAGTTTATGTTCGCGAATAAGTCGATTGTGCATAAGTGCTGCACGGACATGGATTGGTGTACCCTTTTTATAAATAGTTTCGTTATCTCTATATTGTGTTACATTTGAAACGCCACGAGGAAAAGCAATTTCATGGGCTGGTAAATTACAGAAATAATTTTTAAATTGTTGGACAGCGACTTGAGTTTCTTTCTCGTCTGTATTCATCATGACCTTAAACATTTCTTTTAGAGCACTACGGCAACTTTCTGGCGTAGATGATTTTATAGCCTCGATGCCCATAATTTTTAATTTAGGCTTTTTATATCTGACGCCCTCGTTATCATGCACCTGTAATATATACCTTTTCTTTGCTGTCCAGATTGCACGGTCACCTATGGCTTCTCTTTTCATAACCATTCTGTTTTCGATACCACCCATAATATTATATAGTTCTTTATATGCGTCTTGCAATACAGGTTCTAGCCTTTCAGAGCAGACTTTATCCATAAAGTTAATTGGGTCTGCCGGGTCTACAGCTTTTACCAAGTCATCTAAGCTAACATACAGAGAGTCGGTGTCGATTGCGATAACATAATCCCTGTCTTTGGTGGACAATATCTTGTTAAGGTATTTGTTGATGGCGACCTCAGCCCATCGAATAGTAAGTTGTCCTGATAGTGTAATGGCCTCTGCAATTCGTTGGTCGAAAAATCTAAAATACCGATTACCAAGGGCACCATAAAGAGAGTTAAGAAGAATTTTAATTGCCATCTGTTGGTTTTCAGCCACCGAGATACGGCGTTCGATGTCGTATAATTTTTGTTTGTCATTTTTATCAATGGTTTGTAATTCTTTTTCTGCACTTAGCATCTCCCTTTTTATTATTACCCTTTCACTATACATATCATCTACAAGCTTGGGCATGACACCTTGCGAATCTGTTTTAAAACATTGACCATTACCACCAATCGCAAAGCCTTGATTGTCTAGTTTAAAGCCATCTAGTATTTTATCAATATCAATATTATATACTTTACCATCAGCAATTGTTTCTGTGGACATATTATATTGCATAATCAATGATGGATACAGACTGTTTAAATCGAATGAAACAACATTATCATGCATACCAATATGAGGTTCTTTTACATAACCGCCTGGGTAAGATGATTTGATTTTATCTTCGTAAAAGGGTATAGCAGTTTTATTTTCAAATAAATGTCTGTATATGATTGATTCCCATATTGCAGTTACGCCGAAGGTATCTGAATAGTTAACACCTCCGCGATATGCCATAGTCATCATAAGAGTAATCAGGCCCATTTTATCTTCTAGCCTATCTACCAACTCAACATCTTTTATATTATAATCAATAAATTTTTGATGATTGTGTTTATATAAGGAATGCAATGTACCATACTCTTCGTACGATAGTTTCTTCTCGCCAAGTATTACATTGGCAATATGATCTAGTCTGTATGACTCTTGAGCTTGATATGTATATTTTTGGAATAGCTCTAGGTAATCTGCATTGGATATACCTTTAAGGTCATATACTGTTTCTGTTCTGTTTATTCTTCTGACTGAGCTTCTTTCTATCATACCCCAAGGACTGAATTTTTTAGTGGCATCTTCGCCAAGCAAACGGATAGACCTGTGAATGAGATATGGAATATCAAAAAACCTAGAGTTCCAGCCAGTAATAACATCTGGTGTGTTACTTGGAGTTGACCAATGTGTAATGAAAGATTTAAATAGTTCGATTTCTGATTCACATTTATTATAGACAACTCTGTTTGTTTTCATTACGGAATCTTCTACATTATAGTCGCCGAGGCCCCATATGTAATATGTATTGTCTATGTTATTTTTGATTGTTATAGCTGTAACCGGGTGGTCAGCAGTTTCTGGCTCAGGGAAACCATCATCAGAAGCAACCTCAATATCAATAGTGGTTACATTAATTAGGTTTCTATTGTATTCTATCTCGCCAGGAAATTCTTCGTTAAGGAATGTTGTAATGTATCTATCGTTACCAAATATTTGCCGCCCCGCAGTGCCTTTGTTTTCTTGAATCCAATTCTTAGCATCACGCATAGAATCAAATTTTAGTGGAGCACAGGGAACGCCGTCAATAGATTTCCAGTCGCCCTTGAGTGAGCTGACAAATAGGGTGGGTTGATATTTTATTCTCTTCTGGACTTTCTTACCGTTTTCATAGCCACGATAAAGCAAAGAATTACCATAACGAGATACATTTGTATAAAATTTCATAATATGTATATTATATCACATTCTCAATCATTTGTAAACAAATATTTTAAAAGAAATAAGCTAAGAATAGTATAAGAGCTATCTCCCAAGGTAAAATTATTAGTCCGATTGTTAATATGTATTTCATTTTCTCAAGGAATTGGGGGTAGGGTTACTACCCCCGCATGATTATTAGAACCTTTATAGTTGACCATAGCTTGATAGCCACATTAGGGCAGGTGCTAATCCTAAGATTCCTACCATAATTGCTACCATTTCGAGTACATCTATAAGGGTCCTTCCAACATCATCATACTTATCCATCATGTGGATTAAAGTTTTCATGATTTTTCTCCGACAAAAAAGTTAAACTTATCTGCCGAGTTTTCGCTGATTTAGCCTTTTAAATATTGCTTCTTCTTTGATGCCCCAGCAGACCCTATATCGATCTTCCTAGGACGCTGCTCTTCTGGAATCTCTACCCTGGCGTAAACCACAAGTATGCCATCCTTTAGGTCAGCCCCATCTATTACAACAAATTCAGATAAACGGAAGCGTTTATCAAACTTGCGAGATGAAATACCTTTATGAGCATATTCGCGCTCGTCTTTTGCAACTTCTCCACTTACCTTTAAAATGCCATCTTTCATCTCGATGTTTATATCATCTTGTTGAAATCCTGCCACAGCAAGTTCAATGAGGAACTTTTCCTCGTCTACACGCACTATGTTATGGGGTGGATAATTGTCTGTACCGGCTCTAGCAGATGAATGGATTCTTTCCAAATCCTCAAACATTCTGTCAAAACCTACAAAAAGTGAACGCGGGACGTTCAAGTTATTTCTTACTACCATTTTTATTTCCTCCTATTAGTTAGCAAGGTTAAAATAGGAATCCTCTATTGAGCAATTCCGATATTATTTATACAAGTTATAACCTTAGTTTTTACGCTATTGCAAGTTTTATAACTTTATTGATTCTGCCTGATTTCATAAATTTATGAAATGATTTTCCATAACCTTTAATTTGTTCCAGGGCTTTGTTGTGTTGTCTTTTCTCCATTATTATTCCCTATATTGTACTTAGGGCATAGCTCCCAATGCGTCTTTTCCTTAAATGGAATCACCTTTATTTGACGCAAAGGTGCAACTTCTTTTACTTTCTCAATGTGTAAAATAGAAATTAATCCCCAATCAGCTAACAATGTTGCAATTGTATTTCTACGCTGAATATCATTCTCTAGTAGGTTAGAGGGTTTACCATCTAACAAGAATAATTCCTTAAAATGTACTATAAAGTATCTGCCTTGTTTATGTAATATATGACAAGACTGAAATAGTTTTTGGTCCTTACGAGACGCAACTCCTATTCGTGTTAAAGTTTCTCTGATTTTTAGAAAGTCGTCAGGTTCATTTAGAGATACTTCTAACATATCTGCTGGAACCCAATTTTCTACTTGATTTTTATTTTCGCTTTCCACCTTTATAAATCCTTTTTTTCATTTCTTGTATTTGTTCATTATTAAATAATGACAAAACGGATTTAGCTTTATCATTGCTATACCCATAATATTGTTTTATAATATCCAAGTTTTCAAGCTCTTGTGGCTTTACCCACTTGGACCACCTTTTTTGTTTCCTAATTATATTTATAAAAAAATCATACTGAAGGCGATTATCTAAGTGGTGGTGTATATTCATTTCATTTGCGAATAATACTGTATCTGTAAAGAATGATAAGGCTCGATTTATAATAAATGCATTATATTCCTTCTCAGCAATATCATCTACCATGATGCCTTTCTTGCCAAGGTTTATATCATTTACATAATCAAACGGGTTCATGAGCTTTCTCTAGGTATTTCTCAGCATCTTTCTGAGTTGCGAATATTCTTTCATATGTAACTCGGCCGTCTTTATAGTATACAACTCTAATTTTAGTTTTTTTATCTTCTGAGCCATAATGCACAGGCCATACACTAAATCCATCTTCCATTATTTCTTACCTCTTAATCTGTGTGTTCTATGCTTTGACCAATCACCGTGCCACTTTGCACCATTCTTTTCTGCTTCTCTAAACACTAGGTTTGTAATTAGTATGGGTATGACTATACTGAGATGAATCCATATAGAAGATACTATACTGTAATTCTGCCATTCTAGCCAAGTCCAAGCAATTATACCGAAGTATGCACTCCACATTATAAATAATGCCATAGTAAAATAAGCTTGTATAGATGGGTCTGCAATATACCTAAGTGGATTATATCTGTTATCCATAACAACTCTCCACGAGTCAATGACAAACCATATTAGTCTTTTGATTATATTCATTTAAAACTTACTCCTGCCATAATTTCTGTGCAGCAAGCAACCATATTGAGCTCATGGTCTGCAACAAAACTATCTTTATATTGGTAATCGGCAAGAATAAGAACAACCTGTGGTATGCTCTGTGGCTCGATATGGTCATACATATTATCGTATATTTTTCTAAACAGTGCTGCAGGTTCCACATCAATGTTATCTGTAACCCATTGTCGCATCTGTTTAAAGTTTTTATCCTTCATTGCCGACATTAAATTATTTATAGATACTTCTCCGAGAGATACAAGAATACCGGAATCAATACTGCCCGATACACTATATCTTTGTAACTCATTGAGCATCCTGCGAAAGTCTGGAAAGTGTTTCATTATGAGTTCAGCAAGAACTTCATTCTCGTACTTAACACCTTCGTTATCTAGTATCATCATACATCTGGCCATAAAGACTGATGCGAGTCTGTCTCTGTCGCCTTTTGGTATGCTGAAATCTACTATTGAACATCTTGAATGTAGAGGCTCAATAATTCTGTTTTTAAAATTACAGGTCATAATAAACCTGCAGTTATTGGAAAATTCTTCTATAAATCCACGAAGCGCGGGCTGTGTGGACTGAGGATTTAGATAATCTGCTTCATCTAAGATTACGACTTTTGTGCCGCCTTGCAAAGATACAGTAGAAGCAAAATGTTTGATTTTATTTCTGAGTGTGTCAATATTACCTTCTTCTGAACCGTTGATTAAAAGATAATCAAGCCCTAGCTCACTACATAAGGCTTTTGCCACAGTAGTTTTACCAACACCTGCTGTGCCAGTAAATAAGAGATTTGGTAATTCTCCGCCCTTTAATATTTCTGTGAATGTTTTATACAGTTCTGCCGGTAGTACCACATCTTCGATTTTTTGTGGTCTGTATTTTTCTACCCATAGATATTCATCTTGATACATAATATAGTTCCTAAATTTATGGAGGGGATTTGGGTCCCCTCCGAGTTATGATTAAGAGTCAGCTTCATTAACTGGTTCTGGCTCTGCAGGGACACTACCTTCAACAGGTTCTTCGTCTTTCGGCTGGTTTGCCTCTACGAATGCGACTAGTCTGTTTCTTAAACCGCCGACTGTCTCTAATTCAGGACCTTCAAAGGCTCCTCTCTTAGAACATAAGTCAACCATTTGTACACAGGTCGCAATGTCTTGCAGGGATAATTGAACCGGCTCTTGAGCTACTTCTTCGCTTTTCACTTCATCTGCCATAATTTTCTCCTATTGCAATAGTTTATGTAGTAATATTTATACACCAAAGCTACTAGATTTTTCCAAGGCTATAAAATATTCTACAGGCCTTGTGTTATGTTTCCAATTGGATATCAGCTTTGATGATATAGATACAGTGTATTCGCCGTCTAGTATTTTCATATTAGCTATGTTCATGACGAACGAAAAATTCAGTCCAGTCTCATTTGGACCTAAGGACATCTCATAAGTATTTCCACTAGTATCCTTAGTGTCAAATACCTTAACAGACATACCATCAGCATTACCTTCAATAGCAATGTCAATGTGACCGAGCACACTAGCCGCTTTGCGAATCTGACTGATTGCCTCTTCTGTAAGAGTTACAACCACATCTGCATTTGGCATTGTAATGTCTTTGTCTGGAGATGTAAGAATGCTTGGTTCTGCAAAAAAGTATTTTACCTTATTGGTATTATTTTTAATCAGACAAGCATTTTCTTCAAAGACCAATTGAGCATCTTCTACCAACGAGTGGGTAGCTAGAAATTCATTAAGGTCATATATTCCCATATCAGCTGGGAAGTCTTCTACAATGTCAGCGATAGCTAGAATATTCTTAGCCTCTGATATTGTTTTTAGTTTTTGACCAGGTTTCAAAACCATATTAGGATTGATTGAACCGAAGTTAGATAACAAGGTCAAAGTATCTTGGGATAGTTGCATATTTTTCTCCATTTTAGTATATTATATCACACTTTACCTTGTTTGTAAATACCTGTGTGACCATTATTTAAATCATGTACATTCAATGCAATTATAGCATAGTGAAGTATTTTCATTATATCATTACGATTAAATCCGTCCTTCTTACCATACCTCTGTGCATACTTCAGTACATTTCCCAATGCAAAGCCTAAGCCGTGCCCACAATCTATAATAAATTCCGTTGATTGGAAATTATTTTTTGAATAGTGACCGTCATAGGTTTTGTCTATATAAGTCTGGAGCTCTTGGATTAGAGCTCCTTCATTAAATTTATAATCTAGTTTTTTCATAGTTCCTCTTGAGCAATGAATTCGTTGTCGGCCGCGTCGCCGAGTTGCTCACCTGCATCAACTTTTGTGTATAGGTCAACAAAGGCATCTTTGGTATCCTCATCGAACCTTGAAATACACAAGTCAATTGATTTTGTTTTATTTTTAAAGATAGAAAAAGTTTGGACAATGTGGCAAAGTCTTCTTGTTGAGATTACTTCGTCTACGCCATCATCAAAGAAAGTTTTTCTGATGATACCAGCCCATTTGACTAAGTTTTCTGCAAAGTCCTCATCAACTAGACCGAATTTATCCATGTGTTTTAAAACGATTTTCTTTTCAACGCCTTCATGTGGAAATTGTTGGTCAACTGAAACAGTAAATCTTTCTAGGAAAGCATCATCAATAATAGATGCCGCGGTAAACCTACCATCTTCGGAACCTTTACCTTTAGTATTTGCAGTTGCGATTACATTAAAACCATCAGCTGGTGATACAACTTCTCCAGTCTTTTTAACAAGAACTGGTTTGCCTTCAAGGATACCTTGGAGACACATGATTTTATTTGTAGCTCTATCAATCTCGTCCAAGAGAAGGATTGCACCATTCTCCATAGCTTTTAAAACTGGACCTTTAGAGAATACAGTCTCGCCGTTGATTAGTCTGAACCCACCGAGCAAATCATCTTCGTCAGTTTCTGGGTTAATTTGAACTCTAATAAACTCTCTATTGAGTTTGGCAGCAGCTTGTTCTACCATGAAAGTTTTACCGTTGCCGCTCAGTCCTGAAATGTAAGTAGGATAGAACATACCTGATTTGATAATTTTAACAATGTCTCCGAAAGGACCCCATGGTACAAATGTTTCATCTTTAGTAGCGAAGCTTTTCTCTTCGTTAACGATTGATTGCATCTTTGCCGCATTGACCGGGGCAAAAGCAGTGGTATCTGATTCTTCTTTTCTGATAGGTACAATTAGACCTGCAAGGTCATATGTACCGATTTTAACTCGATTGTCTGCTTGAGTTAGTGGGTACCAATCTGCACCTCTGTAACCAAGCGAAGTTGCTGTATCTACAATCACATTTTTTCTAAACTGAGTTTGGTCAGGATAGTTTTTGGATAGTTCCTCAACAATCTTTTGGGTTGATATTTTCATTTCACTCTTTTTCATAATATAGACTCCTTATCTAATTTAATTATTTAATATGTATATTATATCACATAAACTTCCATTTGTAAACACGCTTATGTAAAATAATTGAAAAAAATTATATGTATATATTTTAAAAATTATGCTACCTCCTGGGCAAATTTTCTCATTAATACCTTATTATTTTTCTTTGATTTACTGAACTTTTTAAATGCAGTAGTAATTTGGCCTTTGGACATATCTTCGTCAACATTGAATTCGTCTGCCGCCGTGTCAAGATTTTTACCACCTTTTACAAAGTAGTATTTACTGTAACCAAGAATGTCTGCAAATTCTACGCATTTGTTTTTTCTGTATTCTTTGTTTATGGCTTTCATTTCTTCATGCGTATCGATAACTTCATGTTTCTCCCATAATGCATCTTGTATTCTGTATCTCCATTCATGGCCGCCCGCAGTCATAAAGAAACCAATGTTATTTGTATTATATCTTTTTGCAAGATTTTTTAGAATTGAAGAAGTCATCTCTCTTCTGTTTCCACTTGTTTTCATAACTTTACCTTGGATATTAACATTCCAAGTTTTTGGACAGTAACAGTTACCTACTGCATTGAAACCGTTTGCGTCTCCGTCTGAAAAGGTTACAAAATTCATCTTCTCGATTTTATGTTTATTAATAAAAGTTTTAATAAGGTCATGAGAAACAATTAGAGCTTGATTAAGTGGAGTTGAACCATACTCTTCGCATCTTGGTACAGGCATTGAGCCACCATAGTAACTTGCGGGGTTATTAGCTCTTAACCACAACCAATATACTGCTTCATAAAAATCTGCTTTCTTCAAGCTTGATGATAGTAATTGAGGCATAGAAAGATTATCCATCTCAACTCTACCGAATTGTTTTTGCTCATATAATTTTTTCTCATCTTCAGGCATATCATATTTTACATGTCTTGGAATAACCTGTGAATGAGCTCTATTGTTACCTGTTGTAAAAGCATACACATCAAAAGGAATATTAACTCCTTTACAAAACATTGCTGTGTGAATAACTTGGTCAAGAACATATCTCATTGATTGATGCATTGAACCAGAATAATCAACAAGCATCATCATGCCGTGTGATTTTGCATTTGCAAGTTTAGTGGCTCTAAGAAATATGTCTTCGTTTGTTTTATATGACCATAGAGCATTTACATTAATTGCACCTGTTTTTGCAACAGTAGCTCTTTGATATTGAAACGCTGCTTTTCTTTGCTCGAATTCTCTACATGCATTCGCAACATCTTTCTTAACCTTTTTAAAATATAGGTCAAACTCTGCTTGTTTTTCTTCACTATTCCATTTGTTATCTTCATCTGTATACCAACTGTCTGAAGCTTTTTTATCTCTAGCAGCTTTAAGTTCTTGGTAAGTGTAGACTGCATGTGATACATCTTCTTTTGTTAAAGGTTTACTATATCCTATTCCATCTTCATCTAAGTCCTCGACCATATTAGATTCAGCTTGTCTGAACGCTGCATCGGTTTCTGATTCATCTTCATCAGGTTGAACTTTAGGGGTAGGAGTACCTTCTTGCAATTCTTCGTTATCAGCATCAGCATCATCAGCACCATCGGTGTCAGATGTTTCGGATGAATCATCTTCTTGGCTAGAGCTCTCAGTCTCTTCCTTGGAGCTTGAACCTTCCTCGTCATCTGATACCGGTGATTCATAATCATCGTGACCCATATTAAAGTCATCTTCATTCTGTTCGCCTGTTGGACCTTGGTCATCTTCAGGTACCGGTGGCGGTGATATTAATTCAGGAGTATTTTCTTTTGTGTAAGCTAGTATGTCTTTTACCAAGTTTACAACATCATCAAAAGTTTCTGTTTTAAGAGATCTCTCATAGAATACTTTTTCTTCTGCATTAAATGGTACATCAATTAAAGTTCTTAGTTTTGTTTTAAGGTTAATTTTATCAATTAACTTTACTTGGTCATAGTCAAGTGATTGAGTATCTCCAAAAAAGTTTTCTGTGAATAAAGTTTTATAACCTTTGGTAAACGAAGAAACAAGACCTGGGTATCTAGCTAGAATTTTTCTTTCGATACGAGCATCTTCTACAACATTTAAATATGACCTAGGGCAACCCTCTAATTTTTCAGGACTGTCATGCCAACCTTCAAATGGTGTCTCGATTGCGTGTCCAACTTCGTGTCCGATAAGCAAGTCATATACATCTTTACCTTTATCTTTCCAAAGAGGCAAACCTAAAACTCTATCCTTGACATCGAACCATGCAGTTGGGTAGTTACCATGTTGCACAGTAATATTTTCTCTAGCAAGTAGTTTTGGTAGGGCCGATTTCTCGTATTGAATCATTAAATTACTCCTTTTATCATTTAATATATGTATATTCTATCATACTTTTATCCATTTGTAAACACGCTAATGTAAAATAATTGAAAAAAATACGCAAATGTTACACAAATGTAACAATTAGTATATGAATATAACCAAAAAACTTACTTGATTTTGGAGAAGTTACGCTCTTTAAAGAATTCTATCTTCGATCTAAATTTGTTTTCTAATATTTCCCCTTTATGAGATATGATAAAAACATTGGAGCCTTCGTCTAAAGTTTCTAGTATTTTAGTAAGGTTATCCACACCATCAGTATCTAAACTAGAATCAAATGTTTCATCTAGTATTAGTAGGTTCGTGGCGGCACTATTTTTTAATTTGGCTATTTGTCTCCATGTAAATAGTAATGATAAATCTATTCTTTGTTTCTCGCCTTCAGAAAACGATGCATAATTAAATGAATCTCTGTGTCTTGACCTTATGGTTTCATTAAAGTTTTCGTCCAAATGAAATGCCACAAAGAAGTCTAACACTTGCAGATACTGGTTAATCAGACGATTCATTACTGGTAAATATTGTTTAATTACTTTCGTCTTGATACCAGTATCTTTAAGCATTTCCCCTATAACCTCATTATATGTTCTTTCTTCTACATATGCGAGTTTTGATTCTGTAGCTTTATCCTTACTTCTTCGTACCTTTGATAATTCCTTTTTGGCTTTTCCAGCATCTCCAGATTGTGAGCTGAGATAATTGATTTCTTTTTGGACCTTATCTACTTCTTTTTGTAATAAGGCAATCTTATCATTATTAGAATTTATCTTTTGCTGTCTCTGCCTGAGCTGATTGAGCGTTGCGGCAACTTCCTTACCATGAGCCTCAACCTCTGTAGTTCTCTTATGAGTTTCTTCCATCTTCTCTTGTACAGTCTTGGCGTTTATTCTTATATCGGTAATTTTTTGAGCTTTTAATTGTTCATCTATCTTTTGGTCACATGAAGGACATTGGTCATTCTCCTCATAAAATCTAGCATCTTTTACTAGGCTTTTAATCTGATTATCAAACTGACCCTTTATAGTTTTTAATTCAGAAAGCTTGGATAAAAATTTGTCTTGTTTCTTTTCTTCATCTAGTAATAAAGTAGTTAAATTCTTACCTAAACTTTTTGATTCACTAAAAATGTTATCAATCTCACCTTTGTGAACATCTATACTTTCTTGTTTCTTTTCTATCTGGTCTTGATTAAGAGCTTCTATGTCTTTGATATACTTACTTTGAGCATCTATCTTGGTATTATGTAAATCAATCTGATGTGTTATATCGGATAAATTTTCTCTAATCTTAG